TGTTAACGAGCTAATGGAAAGATAAATGATATCAATTTCAGATAAAGCAAAAGAAAAGATTACTGATTTATATATTGATGAAAACGATCCTACAATTAAGGGGTTGAGAGTGTTTGTTCAAGGCGGTGGGTGTTCTGGATTTAGCTACGGATTTAAATTTGACGACCAAGCTAACGAAGATGACTTTCATGTCAGTCTTGGTAGGTTTGACATAATGGTAGATGCGATGAGTATGCAATACTTACAGGGAGCTACAATCGACTTTAAGGACGAGCTAATGACCAAAGAGTTTATTATCAAAAACCCTAATGCCAAACAAACGTGTGGCTGTGGTAGTAGTTTTACAGTTTAAATGAAGTTTGTAAACGATTGTGATGTATGGCCAGATTGTCCTGTAGACTATCTGTGGATATATGACAAGCTGATCGTAGCAAGAAAACAAAATATTGTTGCTGGTCCAGCAGGAATACCTGTTCCTTATGATGGTGAGTACATAGTTAGACCGATAACTAATATAAGGATGATGAGTCGCGGAGCAAGTATCCAGCAGCTTTATAGTAAAATACCAGATTCAGTTCCTGATGGTTTTTTCTGGAGTGAAATTCTAACTGGAAGACATATATCTGTAGACTATCTGTATGGGCAGCAACATTTAACTGTTGAAGGTTTTAGAGATAATAACAAAAGATTGGATAGGTTTAGTCGTTGGATAAAAGTGAACGACCAATATCCCATTCCAGGTTTTATTTCAGAACTTGCTAATAAAACCGAATGGTTAAATATTGAATTCATAGGTGACAAAGCAATTGAAATTCATATGCGATATAATGATGATTTTCATAATCACGATTGTGATGAAATTATTCCAGTTTGGAATGATCAACCTTGCAATCCCGTTGATGATTGGAGTTGGTATGATAGTGCAGCGGGAGATAGATTGGGTTTTTGGATAAAGAATAATACAAACAGGAATCAACAAAAATGATTAAAAAAATAAAAAGTAAATTAACAGACGAGCGCAGTTATTTCAAACCATTCAACTATCCATGGGCATATGATGCTTGGTTGAAACACGAACAAAGCTCATGGCTACATACTGAAGTGCCGATGCTGGAGGATGTAAAAGATTGGAAAAACAAACTAAACAAATCGGAACAGTCGTTCCTGACAAACATCTTCAGGTTCTTCACGCAAGGAGACGTGGACGTGGCTGGAGGATACGTGAAGAACTATCTACCTTACTTCCCACAACCAGAGATTCGAATGATGTTGACTGGTTTTGCGGCAAGGGAAGCACTCCATGTGGCTGCCTACAGTCATTTGATCGAAACCTTAGGGATGCCGGACTCAACATACGACGAGTTCCTGCAGTACAAAGAGATGAAGGACAAGCACGACTATTTCTTGTCTCTTGCGGGCCAGGATGCAACAACGATAGCGCAACAGATTGCAGCATTCTCTGCGTTCACGGAAGGAATGCAACTTTTCTCGAGTTTCATTATGCTACTGAACTTCCCTCGCCACGGTAAGATGAAGGGGATGGGTCAAATCATCACATGGTCGATAGTTGACGAGACTATGCATGCTGAGTCAATGATTAAACTATTCCGTACATATGTTGAAGAAAACAGAAGTATTTGGAACGATCAGTTGAAGGGTGAGATCTATTCTATTGCTGAAAAGATGGTTAGTCTTGAAGATAACTTTATTGACCTTGCCTTTTCAAGCAATTTGATGGAAAATTTAACTGAGGCGGATGTTAAGCAATATATTCGGTACATTGCTGACCGTAGGTTGATTAGTCTTGGATTGAAGGGAATATTCAAGGTGAAAAGAAACCCACTACCGTGGGTGGAAGAGATGATCAATGCTCCTACACATACAAACTTCTTTGAAAATCGGGCGACTGATTATGCAAAGGGTGCGTTGAGTGGAGATTGGTCTAATGTGTGGGCCAAGGCGGCCTGAAAATAAAAGGAGTAAGTATGGAATTAGTAAAAGCAGTTTTGCTTGTGGGTTTGATGTCTGTTGGTTCTGCAATGGCTCAGGGTTATGGATCAGTAGAATATTCTGATGAAAACAATCGTAAGACAGGTGCAGAGAACATCAAAGAAGGTTTGGTCATTGGTAACAAAACTGGTGGTGTTGACTACAGCATTAAAATGGAGAACAGCCAAACTAAAATTGGCAGTGGTTCAATCTCTCAAGCGCTTGAAGTTCGCGCAAAGAAAAGTCTTGGTGCATTGTATGTTGGTGCTCGTTTAGGTGAAAGAATCACAAGTTCTACTCACTTCAGCTACTATGCAGTTGATTCTGGTGTTAAGTTTCCACTTGTAGCAGGTTTGACAGTAGATGTTGGTGCTCGTTACCGCAATGCATTTGAATCTGGTAAGTTGTACCAGACAACTCGCGGCCATGTTGCAGTAGGTTATCTACTTACTAAGCAAGACTCTGTTGCAGTTCGTTGGAGCCGTAGCTATGGTGATGAAGAAAAAGACGGTGTACGCTTACAATACACTCGTAGTTTCTAATACTATATACTAGTATAGTAACCGGAAGGGAGCTTATGCTCCCTTTTTTTATGTAAGGAGCCATCATGCGTAAAATAGCAATAGCGTTCCTATTCTGCCTAACTAGCTCTATAGCAAACGCCCAGGAGATTATTGATTTAAACAAACAAATGAAATGTTCAGATGCTCAATCAGTGATGAACTATTTTGTAGATATACATAAAGAAACACCAATATGGGTTGGTAAGACAGTGCACAATAGTCATATAACATTACTAATGAACAAAGAATCACGTTCATGGACTCTAATAGAATATGATGCTAGAATAGCATGTGTGTTGGGTGCTGGAGAAGAAAAGACGGGAAGCAGTCCCAATATTTAATTTTAGGAGTAGGATATGGAATCACATAACTGCAGAATGTGCGAGGCAGATTTCTCTGTCGAGGGGTATAATATAGACGAACAGATAATGTACTGTCCGTACTGTGGTTCAGTAATTGATCCTGAACTAGACGGCGAATTCGATGAAGACTTTTACGATGAAGATAGATTAGACGATTGATGTGGACTTTTGAAGATGGACCAATTACAATGATCCCAGAAGGGTGTTATGGGTTTGTCTACAGAATAACCAACACAGTCTCTGGTCGTGAGTACATAGGAAAGAAACTATTTTATTCAATGAAGACCAGACAGGTCAAGGGTAAGAAGAAAAGATTCAAAGCAGAGTCTGATTGGCAAACATATTACGGCTCTAATGATGAACTGCAAAAAGATATTGAAGCTGTTGGAGTAGATCACTTTAAACGTGAAATATTAAGACTATGTAAGAACAAAGGTGAGTGTACATACTACGAGTCTAAGCTACAGTATCAATACGATGTGTTGTTGGATCCGTCTAAGTACTACAACTCATGGATAATGTGTAGAGTGCATAGAAAACATTTACAACTAAACACCGCGGAGTAACTCAGGAGTAGAGTGCCGGGCTCATAATCCGGATGTCGGTGGTGCGAATCCATCCTCCGCAACCAACTTTTATTATGAATAATCCAATTTCTCAATCAAAAACTAAAAACGGCACGTTCATTCATTTTCAAAATGATGATCCAATTGGTGCTTGTCTTAACTATTACGGTGAGTGGGCTCAACAAGAGCTTGACTTCTTTGATGGAATATTGACTGAGTCTTCCAATGTAATTGATGTTGGAGCTAACATTGGTACTCATACACTTTTCTTTTCTAAGAAATGTAACAAAGGCAATGTAATTGCAATTGAGCCTCAGATTTACATATTTGAGATGCTTGCAGCTAACATTCTTATCAACGGATGTTACAATGTCTATCCCGTTCATGCTGGAGCAGCTAGTGAACCTGGTAATATTAAAATGGTTAACATTGATCCGTTTGGAGGTGAGAGAGTTAACTACGGTGAGTTTAAAATTAACTCTGGTGCCGAAAAGGGTGTAGATACAAACCTAGTTGTTCTTGATTCATACATAGACCAACAACAATTTACTTTAATCAAACTCGATGTTGAGGGGTACGAGGTAGATGTTCTTAACGGCGCAACAAAACTACTTGAAAAGCACAAGCCGTATTTGTATATTGAATTTAACAACAAGGGTGGAAATGATCCGCTGTTAGAAAAGATATATGAGCTTGATTACATTCCGTACTGGCATATCTACACCAAACACAATTCCAACAACACTAATGGCCAGACTCACAATGTCTGGGAACCAGAGCATTATCAGATAGATAAAAATAATCTTGATTTGAGATATGAGGCAAATGCTTTTTGCGTCCACAAGGATGGATTGCAGCCTGAAAGACTTATAAAGATTGAGCTAGGAGACAATATTACAAAGCAGCTGCTTAAAGATGGTTTACTGTAATTATTAGTTTGTTTTTTGTTAGCATCACAAAGAATCCATCAACCGTCTTAGTAAATAAAAAAACAATAATAAGGCAATAATACTATCAAACACGACTAAGACCATCAAGAAGATGATCTCGATTGTCATTTAGTTTTCTCTTTCTAATTGCTTTCTTCGTTGTTCTAGTTTTTGTTGAGTCTCTTGAATCTCTAGCAATTCAAGCCTTGTTCTATATTCCCTGGCACTACTAGTATTTAGCTGAGGCCATCTCTTTTGCGCATCGTAGGAAATGTATATAAACAATCCCATTATAACAAACACTAAGATAAGAAAAGCAATGCCGGCAGCAATATCAAGCTGATAGTGTCTCATCCTATCAGCTTTTCGTTTAGCCTTTATGGCATCTTGTTTCATTTGCTTAGCAATAAGAATCTTTTGCTCAGCTCCCATTGCCCTAGTCATCTTTTCAACATCAGTAAATAGTGCACCAAGTTCAGGTGGGCTTTGGTAGGTCATCAATTCTCGAAGCTCTGTACCCATTGCCTCTAATTGCTTTTGCATCAAGACTCGTTGGAGAGCTCGTTTAGCAAGACTGGAGTCACCAGAGTAAACGGTAGTCTTGCTCATCAATTCTTGTTGTTCAAGAATTGCAAGACATTTGAAGTAATTATCATAGTACGCACCGAGAGCTTCACCAATTTCTGTATAGATGTTAGTTGTCTCGCCACTGCGTTTGTTTAAATCAACAACGCGATTCTTTTCTTCAATTAGTTGTTTTTTTGCTTCAGGACTAGCCGGTTTGTCCTGATGTGCCTTATTGAATTGTTCGTCAAGGTCTTTTAGTACTCCCTTGACTTCTCCAGCAGCACTCTTAATGTCTTTATAGAGTTGGCATCCTTTTTTAACTGCAGCAACAGCTCCGTTTGCTAAAGCAAACAGTGTGAACGGATCCATTTTAGGTCATGATTAGTTTCCATGACGAATTCAATTTAGACATTAGGTATCTCCAATTTGTTGACATTGAAAGGATTATGATGTACAATTAAATCCTTGATTTTGTATTATTTATGCATTGTAAAACGCATATATAATTAACGTTGATCTTATTAATGAACTAACATGGAACTTAAAATGGAAACTAATGAGCTTGCCCAAAACGCAAAGGGTGGCACCGAATTAATGATGGAAGCGCTTCATAGCAAGCTGCCAGCAGACCTCCTCCAATACTTTCAAATCATTCCTTCTCGCGTTCGGGAAGTTGATGACAGCAAGATTAAGATATACTGGCTTCATGATTTACCTGGTGACCCTGAATCAGATCATCTGAAGCAAGGTGGATGGAATAAGTTTGATAAGCTAGTGTTTGTATCCAACTGGCAGATGCAAGCATACCAGAGGCATTACGGACTACCTTGGCATAAGTGTGTTGTTCTTCACAATGCAATCGAACCAATTCCTTATGTTGAGAAGCCAAAAGATAAGATCAAGCTGATCTACCATACAACTCCTCATCGTGGTCTTAATATCCTGGTCTCAGTATTTGATAACCTATGCAAGGAGTTTGACAACATCGAGCTTGATGTGTACTCCAGCTTCAAAATTTACGGATGGGAACAAAGAGACGAGCAATACAAAGATTTGTTTGATTATTGCCGAGCTCATCCAAAGATCAACTACCACGGATCTGTTCCTAACTCAGAAATCAGAACAGCACTCCAGCAAGCTCATATATACGCATACCCAAATATCTGGCAAGAGACCTCGTGTATCAGCCTCTTAGAAGCAATGTCAGCTGGTTTGATGTGTATCCATCCAAACTATGGTGCACTGTACGAAACATCATCAAACTGGACTTGGATGTATCAGTGGCAGGAGAATGCAAAAGACCATGCTAAGATCTTCTATGAGTTGACTTCTAATGCGATTAGATTGTACAATCATCAAGACACATCAAAGACACTGCTAGCACAAAAAGCATATATTGATGCATTCTATGGTTGGCATAATAGAAAGAACCAGTGGCAGAACTTACTAATATCAATGCTAGCAGATCACAAACGAATTAATTATCCATTAAAATGATTCTCGTAGACTTTAATCAGGTTTGTATATCTAACCTGATGGCTCAAATAGGTAACCACACAGAGCTAGCTGTGCAGGAGGATCTCGTTCGTCACATGATCCTTAACTCACTTCGGCTATATAAACAAAAGTTTGGTGTAGTTTACGGTCCAATGATTATTGCTTGTGATGATAAGAACTACTGGCGCAAAGCAATGTTCCCATACTACAAAGCTGGTCGCAAGAAGATGAGGGAAGAGAGTGATATCGATTGGTCTTCTTTGTTTGAAATCCTCAACAAGATAAGACAAGAGATCAAAGACAATCTACCTTACATTGTTCTTCATGTGGAGACTGCAGAAGCAGATGATATTATTGCAACTCTTGCAATGGAAACAACAGAGGATGTCCTTATTCTTTCTGCAGACAAGGACTTCATTCAGCTTCATAGCTCTAGAGTAATTCAGTTTGATCCTATTCGTAAAAAGAATATTAAAGTAGATAGACCTGATCTCTATTTAAAAGAGCTTGTGATAAGAGGCGATAGTGGAGACGGTGTTCCAAATGCAATGTCGCCTGATAATGTATTGGTTGACGGAATCAGACAGAAGAAAATAATGAAGACGAGGTTAGATGAGTGGCTGAAGATGGACTGGTATCAGTTGTTTGAGGTTCCTGAATTTAAGACAGGAATTGTAAGAAACAAGAAACTGATTGATCTGACAGAGATTCCTGACAACATTACAAATGCTATTCTTGAGCAGTATCATAGATCACTTGATAATCCCAAGAAAATAAATATTATAAATTACTTCCAGCAACATAAATTATCTTCGTTAATGGAGAATGTAAATGACTTTTTATAGGAAATATGATGAAACTAGGTCTAGCTGAGATACTTAAGAAAACTTCTGAGTTTGAGAAGAAGCAAGAAAAAATAGATTATTTAAACAAATGGGACAGTGCAGCATTGAGAGCATTGCTCAAGTATGCATATGATCCAAAGGTCAAGTTCCTTTTACCCGAAGGAGCACCACCATACAAAGTAAACGATCTACCGGATCTTCAAAGTGTATTCTATAGCGAGCTTCGTAAGTTGTATTTGTTTATTGAGGGTGGTAATCCCAGTCTCAAGCAAACACGAAGAGAATATTTATTTGTACAAATGCTAGAGAACCTAGATAAGGAAGATGCGGAGTTGCTTTTAGCTATCAAAGATAAAAAGATTCCTTACAAAGGAATTACCAAGAAGTTTGTAGAAGATATGTTTCCAGGACTATTAGAGGGATAAATGGGTAAGACGAATAAACAGTTTCGCACACTAGATGAGAAACAACACCATATTTTTAAAGCTATTAAAAAAGAGAGTTTCGATAAGTCTGTAAGAGATATTGACAGAGCGTTGCAAAATAGGAAGTACGATCATTTCTATGATGAGTTAGATTCAAAATATCAAAAGGGGAACAATGATGCAAGATAATTGGTTTTGGAATAATAAGGTAATGGATGCAGTTGAGAGAGGTCTTCTCAACCTAACACATTGGATCTGGGCAAAGCGTCACAGCTCAACTGAAATTGAACATATTACTGCTCCTGCTGCTAAGGTAGATGAAGCTCCAGTTGAAAAGAAACCAGCAGCAAAAAGACCTGCATCTAAAAAAGCACCTAAAGGCAGCGACTGGTCAGTAAAGTAATATGGCGACCTACTCGTTTCGAAATAAAGAAACGAATGAAATATTTGACTATTCAATGAGGATGTCTGAATATGATTCGTATATGGAAAGTAATCCTAGTGTTGAAAGATACTACACACCTGGTGATGCAATGAATATTGTTTCTGGTGTCGGAGGAATCAAAACCGATAATGGATTCAAAGAAGTGTTGTCTAAAGTCGCAGAGGCTCATCCTAATAGTCAGCTAGCTGACAGGACGTTATCGAGGTCTGTAAGAGAACATCAGATTGACAGAGTAGTAAACAAATACAGATCAAATTGAGAAACAAATACTTTGAGCACAAACCACTTCCTCGTCTTGAGATTCCAAGAACAGAGATAGATGGTAAGAGATACTATGTCACACCAAACGGTGACAAGTATAGATCCGTCACAACAATCCTTTCTCAGCTATCAAAAGATGGAATCCAGAAATGGAGAAACAAGATTGGTGAGGAAGAAGCAAATAAGATTTCAACCAAAGCATCAACAAGAGGAACAAAGCTCCATACAATGATGGAGGACTATGTGGCCAACGTTGAGGACTTTGCATTGGACAAAATGCCAACAACGACATCACTATTCCTGGATATTCAACCATATGTTGACAATAACTTGGAAGAGGTGTATGGTATCGAATATCCGTTGTATTCCGATAGATTGAGAGCTGCTGGTACAACGGATCTGATTTGCAAATATAACGGCAAATACACAATCCTAGACTATAAGACATCGGGTAAGCCGAAGCTGGAAAGGTGGATAGAGAACTACTTTATTCAATCAACTGCTTATGCTCTTATGTGCAAGGAGAGGTATGATCTTGATATTGAGCAAATTGTAATTTTGATTGCTGTTGATGGTGACCTACCTCAGGTCTTTGTGAAAGATCCAAAAGATTATGTTAAGAGAACTATTGAAGTGTTCGATACTTACTAGTGTTGTTCTGACTGGCTGCAATACGATGCCAAGAGAAAATAATAGCAGCGTATTGATGGAAGATGTAATAGTTGAAAGAACAACTGTACGCTCTACAACCCAGAATCCAAAACAAAAACAAGGCAGTGGTGGTGTATACATAAGCGGGGACAACATTACGATTGGTACGATAATTGTCAACTCACCTGGAGCTAGGGTTGACAACTCGACCAATACAGTCATCCAGACCAACCAACAACAAAACAACAATACTGGTACAAAGTCAAATAGATTTGTCGACTTTCACCACAACCCTCCTCCTAACCAGTATCACGATGTAGATTCGAACTTCTTCAAAGGGATTGATGGAGTAATGATGAAACTACTTCCTTCTTTTGTTATGGGGGCGGCTATAGATAAATAAATGTATGATAACAAAATACAAATCAATCTTTATCTCAGATATACATCTCGGCACGAGAGACTGTAAAGCTGAATCACTTTTACTCTTTCTAAAGCAATCTACTTGTGATAATCTATATCTGGTTGGAGACATAATTGATGGTTGGAAGATTCAACAAAACAAATGGAAGTGGAATCAATCTCATACCAACGTCATTCGAAAGTTTTTAAGTTTTTCTAAACGAGGTACAACTGTTACTTTTGTTGTTGGGAATCACGATGAGTTTCTAAGACCACTTATTCCATATGGAATTGGTTTTGGTCGTGTAAATATTTGTAATCAATGCGAACACATTGGTATTGATGGAAAACATTATCTGGTAACGCATGGGGATTTGTTTGATGGTATTACTACTCTAGCACCTTGGCTATCAATTCTAGGAGACAAAGCATATGATTTCATACTTAGACTCAACACTAGTATTAATTGGATTCGTTATCGTTTGGGTTTTCGGTACTTTAGCCTTAGCCAGTTCCTTAAACTCAAAGTCAAGAAAGCAGTAGACTTCATATTTCAGTATGAAAAGAATATGGCTTTATACTGCAAGAAGAGAGGATTTGATGGTGTAATATGTGGACATATACATCATCCTGAGATTAAGATAATCGATGATATCATATACATGAACGATGGTGACTGGGTCGAGTCTTGCTCTGCTCTTGTCGAACACCATGACGGTAGATGGGAAATTATATATCAACGGGGGAGTCAGATATGAAGATTAATAAAATATTAAAGAAGATGTACGAAGCTTGCATTAATCACAACAAAGTACAAGAAAAGAAGATGTGGGTTAAGGCATTGAAGAAGTCATTCCAGCATAAGAATACATATGCAATTAAGTGATAAAATTACAATTGTAATTCCTTGCAAGAACGAGGAGGATTACATATCAAAATTGCTATGGCATTTGCGACCACAGATGATTGGTAGTACAAGAATCATTATTGCAGATTGTTCTACAGACCGTACTAGGGATGTTATTGAGGCAAACAAGGGTAGATTGAATATTGAAGTCATCGATGGTGGACCTGTCAGCTTTGCTAAGAACAGTGGTGCTAAGTTGGTTACTACTCCGTACATTTTA